GTGCGTGGTCTTGGCGCTCCCGTGTAAAACCTGGCCCATAATCCCTCCCGCTGCGATAGTGACAATCCTACACCATCACACGCTGGGACCAAACACCTAGGCTGTTCGGATGAGGGTGTGGACGCGGGCGAGCCAGGGAGCGTCTGCGATGACCGTCTGGCGGTTGCCGGCCTTCATGGGGAGGAGTTGCAGGCGGCCCTGATCGGTTGCCACCAGGCGGCCAAAGGCGAAGCGCCCGACCGGGCGGGGCACCAGGACATCCGTATTGATGGCCTCCTGAAACCGCTCGGGCGGGAGTTGTTCGAGCCACAGCTGGTCTCCGGCGCGATAGTCTCCCTGCGATTCGCGGACCAGGAGCCCGATGGCGCCGGGGAGCGGTGCCGGCGGATGAAGCGAGAGTGGGGCGGCGAGGGCCTGCGCGCCATCGACCGCGAGGACTGCCGCAACCGGAATCGCGGAATCGGATTCCTGAGCAAAAAGCTGCTTTGGATCGACATCGAGTGCCCGGGCGAGCCGCTCGATCCACAGGACAGTGAGTTGCCGGGCGCCGGTTTCAAGCCGGCCGACGGTGACTGCGGTAGTCGCTGGCACACAACGGGCGGCGACGTCAGCGAGGGTGAGGCCCCTGGCCTTGCGGATTTCGCGCAGACGACTGATCATATTGGCATCTTTCCCTGAACGCTTGGCCAGACTGTTTCCTACATATAAACCAATATGGCAAGATGTTTTCTCCTGTCGAGAGGAGATATAACCATGATCGATGCAAAGGATTATCCGAATCGGACCATCGGCAGCAGAATGCTGGCGCCGGCGGATGCAATTGATCGGGAAACCGTATCGGTGAACCTGACCGAATCGCCGCTGGCATGGCTGGCGCGGCGGGGCCTTCTGAACGCGCGCCAGGTGGCCGCGGGAGAACGACTGCGGGGGGATCATGCGCGCGCCGGTCTGGGAGCGCGGGTGACCATGCGCTGGGACGCGGCACCTGGCGGAAAGAGGGGGCGCCATGGCGACGGGGCACAGGGACAGGCGCTGGCTTCCATCGACGCAAAGCGGCGGTTCGACAGGGCCATCCTGGCAGTGGGACCGGGACTCTCGGACATCCTGTGGCGCGTTGCGTGCGAAGGAGAAGGCGTTTCCGAGGCGGAGAAGGGGCTGGGATGGCCCGCACGGGCGGCGAAGCTGGTTCTGGGAATGGCGCTGGACCGGCTGGCCGATCATTACGATAACCGAATTGGGTAAAAAATGGATTGACAATCGTTACGATCAGGTATATGGATTCAGGCATGCTCTGAAATTGCGCCAAGAAGTGATGCGGCCCCCCAGGCCGGTGGCGGCAACAAGTCTTCAGGCCGGTGCCCGCGAATTGGATGATCGCCGGGCATGCGGGGCGAGAAGAGGCCAGCCTGGCCGGACCTTTGTGGGCATTACCGGGAGATGATGTGCGGCGCGAGCTTTCGATGATGGAACGGCTCGTTCGGCTGCCTCAGCCAGTGCGCACCGCGCTGCTGGACGCCCTGCCGGCAAAAGACAGGCTGGCTGTTCTGAATAGCTGGGCCTGGACAGCACGGCCTTCGCAATTGCCGCCCGACGGCGACTGGTCCGTGTGGTTGATCTTGGCCGGCCGGGGCTTCGGAAAGACCCGAGCCGGAGCGGAATGGGTGACAGCGACTGCCCTTGCCCATCCTGACGCGCGATTCGGACTTGTTGGAGCGACCCAGCATGATGCCCTGAGCGTGATGCTGGAGGGAGAATCGGGATTGCTGGCCGTGGCCCCTCCGGGATTCAGGCCGGAGTGGAGGACGACGAGGCGACAGTTGCACTGGCCCAATGGAGCAATGGCCACCCTGATTTCGGCGGTGGAGCCGGACCAGTTGCGGGGACCGCAGTTCCACTTCGCCTGGTGCGACGAGATCGCAACCTGGCCGAAACCCAAGGAGGCCTGGGACAATCTGCGAATGGGGCTTCGGCTGGGAAAACGCCCCCGGGTGGTGGTGACGACGACACCGCGACCGCTGCCGTTTCTGAGGAACCTTGCGACCGAGCACGGGGTGCAGGTGAGCCGGGGTTCGACTTATGACAACCGGGCGAATCTGCCGGCAAGCTTTCTGGCCGATGTGACGTCTGGCTATGCCGGGACTTCGCTGGGGCGACAGGAAGTGATGGGAGAGCTGCTGGAAGCTCGCGAGGGAGCATTGTGGAGCCGGGACGGGCTGGACAGTTGCCGGATTGGGACAGCGCCCGACTTGGAACGGATCGTGGTGGGCGTGGACCCCCCTGCCGGGCCCGGGGGATGCGGAATTGTGGTGGCAGGCGTGGACGCGAGTGGCATCGCCCATGTGATCGGCGATGCGAGCCTGCGGACGGCGAAACCCGAACTTTGGGCATCAGCGGTTGCAGCCGCCCAGGCCCGGTTCGGAGCGGACAGGATCGTCGTTGAGGTGAACAATGGTGGCGACATGGTGGAATCCACCCTGCGGGCCACCGGACTGGCATTGCCGGTGAAACAGGTGCGGGCGAGCCGGGGGAAGGTAGCGCGGGCGGAGCCTGTATCGGCCCTCTACGGCGCTGGCCGGGTACGGCATGTGGGCCTGTTCGCCGACCTTGAGGACGAGATGTGCGGTTTGATCCTGGGTGGCGGGTATGTCGGCCCGGGGACTTCGCCAGATCGGGCCGACGCGCTTGTGTGGGCGCTGACGGAGTTGCTGCTGGGTGGAGCGGGCGCGCGACCCGGTGTGCGGGTGTTGGGCAATTAGGCTGGAGATTTCGATGAAAGACCTTGTGGGTGGAATGCGCCTCGACACATTCTGGATTTGGGCCCGGATGCGGGCCCGGGAATCGTCGACCTGGGCGGGCCTGGCGATGATAGCCGTAGTGCTGGGAAGCGACCCCATGCAGGCGCATGGGGTGGCGCAGGCGATATCGCTGGTGATCGGCGGCGGACTGATCGCGACCGGACCATCGGTGCCCAGGGAAGGCAAGCGATGAACTGGGCACGGCGCATGATCGGGATGGCCGAACGAAAGGCGGCCCCGATGCCGCGCCACTGGGCGGCGATGCTGCAGGGGTCTGCCGGAAACGTCCCGGCTTCCTACGAGGGTCAGGTGCGCGCCGCGATGCGCAACGCGACTGCCCTGCGGGCTGTGCGGCTGGTTGCGGAGGGCCTTGCAAGCGTGACCCTGCACTCGGGTGGCGAAGAACATCCCGCCCTGGCGCTGGTGACACCCGGAATGCTGGAGGCGCTGGCGACGCATCTGCTGCTGCATGGCAACGCCTTTGTGGAGACGGCGCTGGACCACCGGGGCCGACCGATGGCGCTGTGGATACTCAGACCTGAACGGATGACGCTGGAGACCGATGCAAATGGCTGGCCGGCTGCATGGGTGTACAGGGTAGGCAGCCGGGTGCAGCGATACCCGGCCGAGGGCGATGCTTCGGCACCGGGGCTTTTACACCTGAAAGCGATGAACCCGCTGGACGACCATCTGGGACAAGGCGCGCTGGACGCGGCCAGCGAGCCTGTTGCGCTGCTGAACGCCGCGGCGCGGTGGAACCGGGCGCTGCTGGCAAATGCGGCGCGGCCGTCCGGGGCACTGGTTCTGGACAGTGAGGAGGGGCCGCTTTCCCCCGAGCAGTTCGCGCGATTGCGCGACGAGATCGAGGCCGGATTTGCCGGGGCCGCAAATGCGGGGCGGCCGATGTTGCTGGAAGGCGGGCTGCGCTGGCAACCGCTGGCGCTGACGCCAGCCGAGATGGACTTTGCAAAGGCGCGCGAGGCAGCCGCACGGGAAGTGGCGCTGGCCTTTGGCGTGCCGCCTATGCTGCTGGGGCTGCCCGGCGACTCGACGCACGCCAATTACGCAGAAGCGAACATAGCGCTGTGGCGGCTGACGATTCTGCCGCTTCTGGCGCGGATACTGGACGGAATGACCGCCCATCTGACGCTCTGGTGGCCGGAAGTGAAGCTGGCGGTCGACCTCGACCTTGTGCCTGCGCTTTGGGCCGACCGGGAGCGATTGTGGCGACATGTGGGCGATGCGTCTTTTCTGAGCGACGACGAGAAACGGGAAATGCTGGGCTGGGGCGCGCGCTCTGGTGGTTGACAGCTTTGTCAGCGGGGAAAACGGGAATGAACGGACTGGTGCAGGTGACGGGCTATGTGAGCAGGTTCGATGTGGCCGATCGAAGTGGCGACATCGTGCGGCGCGAAGCCTTTCTGGGCGCGCGGGCCGATGTTCCGCTGCTGTGGCAGCATGACCCGGCGCGACCGATCGGGCGGGTCCTGAGCCTGACGGAGGATGCCCGCGGGCTGAAGATGGTGGCAGGGGTAAGCCCCGATTGCAGGGACGGCCAGGACGCGCTTGCGCTGCTGCGTGCAGGAGCGGTTGACGGGCTTTCCTTTGGATATCGGGTGAAGTCGGCGCGCAGGCGGGCCGGGGGCGGCCGGGAGCTGCTGAAGGTCGAGCTCATCGAATGTTCGGTGGTGACGCTGCCGATGCATGGGGATGCCCGGATCGAAGGGGTGTCCTGATCGCCGCGGCCATCTGGCCCTGGCGGAATATCCACAAGAGGAGAGCAGACGATGGTTTATGAAACCAAGGCCGATGCGGTGGTCACCGCATCGGAAGAGACGGACGTGCGTTTGGATTTGCGGGCCGAAATTGAGGCGCTGCGCAACGAGATGAAACAGGATCTGCTGGCTGTTCAGCGCAAGGCCGCGGCACAGCCGCTGATGTCGGGTTCGGCAGGTTCGGCAGGTTCGGCAAGAGGACTGCGGCAGTCGGCTTTTGTCGAGGGTTATCTGCGCAAGGGAATGGAAAGCGATTTCGAGGCCAAGCGGCTGTCGGTCGGGCTGGCTGGCGAAGGTGGACTTGCGGTGCCGCTGGAGATCGATACGCGGATCGAGGCAACGCTGAAGCAGATCTCGCCGGTCCGGGCGATCGCCGATGTGGTGAAGGTGGGCACCGCCAATTACCGCAAGCTGGTGGCGATCGGCGGGGTGGCTTCGGGTTGGGTGGCCGAAAATGCCGGTCGCCCCGAGACGGCAACGCCGCTGTTCAGCGAGATCGCGCCGCCCATGGGCGAGATCTATGCGAACCCGGCCGCAACCCAGCCGATGCTGGACGATGCCATGTTCGACGTGGAGGCCTGGCTGGCGAACGAGATCGCGACGGAATTCGCCCGGGCCGAAGGCGTTGCTTTCGTGACCGGTTCCGGGGTGGCGCAGCCCAAGGGCTTCCTGACCTATCCGGTGGCAGCGGCGCCCGACGCGACGCGCTCGTTCGGGACGCTGCAATATGTGGCCTCGGGCGCTGCTGGCGCCTTCATCGGAACCAACCCGGCCGACAGGCTGATCGACATGGTGCATGCGCTTCGCGCGCCATACCGACAGGGCGCCGCCTGGGTGATGAACTCGAACACGCTGGGGGTCATCCGCAAGTTCAGGGACACGACCGGCGACTTCATCTGGCGGCCTGGCCTTCAGGAAGGCGAGGCGGCGACATTGCTGGGCTATCCGGTGGTTGAGGTGGATGCGATGCCCGACATGGCTGCCAGCAGCCTCTCTATCGGCTTCGGTCAGTTCCGCTCTGCCTATGTGATCGCCGAGCGGGGCGAGACGGCCGTGCTGCGCGATCCTTATTCCAACAAGCCTTTCGTGCACTTCTATGCGACCCGGCGTGTCGGCGGGGCGCTGGTTAACAGCGAAGCTCTGAAGCTGATGCGCTTCTCGGCAAGCTGAGGCACGGCCTTCGACGCCTCCTTCGCGGCTCCGGCGCGAAGGAGGCGTCACTGCACTGGCGCCTCCGGCACCAGGACTTCACCGGTTTGATCCTGCAAGAGAAAGGAGCGGCGCGTGACTGTTACCGCTGCCACCATCGAGGCCAATGGCTGGGTGTTGCGGGTGGACGGCATCTGGGCCGCCTCCACCTTCGCCAGCTTCGACCTGGACCCGGACGGCGCGCCGAAGGTTTCTGTTGCCACCACGTCGGCGGGCTTCTCGCGCTCGGCCAACACTGCGGTTGCTGATCCGGCGCGGGTGCGGGGTGGTGTTGTCGGCACGAAGCCGCTGCGCCAGCCTTTCCCCAACCAGTTGCTGCTGGACGAGGTTGACCTTGGTGGCGGGGTGCGGCGGGTGCGGCTGGCGCTTTCGCGCTATGTCTATCCGGGCGACACGGCCAGCGTGACCTTTGCCGCCGGATGGCGGGCCGGGTTGGGCGGGCAGACGCTGACGGCGACCAACGGCAGCACCCATACGGTTCGCCTGCCATCGGCGC